TTAGAATTAGCGGACCAGGCAACATCGCAATCAAACGGAGCTGATCATGGGCATGGGTTATTCGCCGTCAAAGGCAATTATCATCACTGATACAGCCGCGCACACTGGCAGGTTTTACAAGGTAGAAGCCTTGAAAGACTCAGTCATTGCTGCGATGACTTCTGAAGGCATTACTGAGAACGGGTCAGGCGCTCCGTCTGCGATTGACATCAACACCGGAGCTTGCATTGAAGGCGTAATTTTTACCTCGATTACTTTGACCTCTGGTCATGTCGTTGTTTATAGCGTCTGATGGGACTTGCTCAATCCCTTGAAAAAGTGGCCGGTACCGTCATTGCAACGTTCGGCGGTGATGTGACAGTTCGTTACGTTTCTGCTGGTGGTTATAACGCCACAACAGGCGCAATTGCTGAGACAACCAGCGACACCGACGTTAAAGGTGTGCTGGAAGGCGTAAGCGTTCGCGAGGTAAATGAGCTTATCCAGCAAGGCGATAAACGCTTGACGGTTGCAGCTACTGATTTGCCATCAGCCCCGGAAACCAAAGATCGCGTTGTGATCAGCACGATTGTGCATCAAATTATTCGTGTTGAAACTACGGAGCAAGACAACACGGCGATCACTCACGAATTAATTCTGAGGGCATAACGATGGCACGTCAGATCAGAATTGATCAGATTGCTGGCCTAATGGAAGAAGAGGTGCAGCTTGTCGTAAAGCTGACTGCACTTGAATGGGCAAAAGGAGTAAAAGAAAAGACCCCGGTTGATACGGGTCGGTTACGCAATGCGTGGCAAACAAGCATCGGCAAGTTTGAAGCTGAAATCACCAACAATATGGAATATGCGGAGCCAGTTTTGTTTGGCAATAATTTGCCGCCATCTTGGGGCAACGATTACAAGACACGCCAAGGGACAGTCCCAGGCTTTCCTGATTTGCTTGGCAAAGAGATTGCTGTTACCCGCGTTCCTAAATTTATTGCAGCGTTTCGGAGGCGTAACTAATGGCTGCTGCTGATCTCAATGCAATTAGGGCCATTATTGAAGGCAGGCTTGCGACAGAGCTAGCCAGCAGCCCTGCTATTCCAGTTGTGTTTCACAACATGGCGTATGAGCCAACGCCTAACTCGTCATTTGTGCAATGCCTTGTCAGCTTTGGTGCAAGCGAGTATTTAGGCCAAGGTCTTACAACTAATTCTCAGAATCGGATTGTTGGTCTTGTTGTAATCAGCATCTTTTCCGCGAAAGGTGTTGGTCCTGGAGCCAATTTCGTCATCGGCAAAAGGATTCGAGACCTTTACAATAGGGTTATCGTGTCGGGGGTTTTCTTCGACGCTGCAACAGGTCCGGAGGCACTGCTTTCAGCAGCACCCGAGGGCTACTTCCAAACCCAGGTCCGTGTGACCTTTGAATCCATCGAGGAACTCTGACCATGGCCACAATCCGAGGCGAACAAGGAGCAGTCCAGTTCAACGCTGCAGGCTCATCCAATGCAACAATCGTCGGCACTCGTAGTTGGAGCTTAACTACTACGAAAGAAACGCTCGACATCTCAAAGCAGGGCGATACCTTTCGCAGCTTTGTGGGCAGCATGATTTCCGGCTCTGGCACTGTTGAGCTGGTTTACGACCCAGACGCAACAGGTCAAGCGGCGTTTCTTGAGGATGTAATTACGGCAGCAGATCCTGCAGACGCATCGTTCGAGTTGTTCACAACCGGAACTACTACAGGCTCTGATTCTGCTGTCTTTACAGGCATCATCACCGACATGGAGATCACTTCAACTGTTGGTGAGCTGGTCGTTGTTTCTTGCAACTTCATTACTAGCGGCACAATCGCTATGAACCTGCAGTGATCTAGGGCTATGATTTAAGCGCAAGCTTTTATTTAATGGCTCAAAATCGCACCGTCGATCTGCTGGTTGGGGCGTTTGATCTCAACCAGCGTCGCAAGTTTGAACTAAAAAACGCTGAAGGCAAGAAAGTTGTTGATCTGTTTTTCAAGCCGATCACACGTGCTGACCGCAAAAAAGCACAAAGCCTTTCTGGTACTGAAGAAGCATTAGACATCAGCACGCAGATGCTGTGCCAGATGGCAGAGCTTGAGGATGGCTCAAAAGCTTTTGCTCCTGCTGATGCTCCAAAGCTGCAGCGGCAGTTGCCTGAGTCTGTATTAAACGAGCTTGAGTTGTTCTTGTTTGGCCTTGGTGAAGAGGCTGACCTCGAAGAAGCAAAAAACGACTGAAGCAGGACAGTTGGCTCAATTTTGAGTTTTTCTTGTGCTGCGAATTGGGAATGACGCTTAGCAGGCTTCGTACGGAATTAACCGATGCGGAGCTTGTGCATTTTGCTGCGTACTACGAATTGAAGGGTGAACGGGAAGAGCAGGCAATGGATCGCGCAAAGACAAGACGGCGGTAGGATAAGGCCATTGCTGGGCGGTTATGGCAGAGGCAAACGTAAAGCTCAGGGTTGATTCTGGCGATGCAGTCAGAAAGCTTACCAACGTCAATACTGCAGCGACAAAGCTCAATCGGACGGTTGATGCAACAACGAGAAAAACAGCTACTGCAACGGCAAACATACAAAGATTTGGAATCAGTTTTCGTTCTGTAATTGGCCCTGTTGTTGCGATTACAGGTGCAGCAACATTGTTCAATCGATCATTAAGCAAGTTTGCGGAAAGAGAAGCTGACGTAAAAGTGCTGACAAGTCAGCTAACAAGACTTGGGGCGACTTCAACACAGATTAAAGACTTAAAAAAAGCTGCTGACGAATTAGGCGATGCAACTTTATTTTCTCAAGATGACTTTGTGCAGTCATTTAATGTTCTGTCGTCATTTCGGGCAATTGCTGTTTCTTCTTTTACAGAAGTCTCTGAGGTTGCCGCTAACATTGCTCAGGTGATGGGGACTGATGTTAAAAGTGCAACTGTACAACTTGCTAAAGCACTTGAGGATCCAACTCGTGGGCTTACGGCGCTTTCACGTTCTGGGATTACTTTTAACAAAAGTCAAACTGAAACAATCAAAAATCTTGTCAAGTCAGGCAATTTATTAGATGCGCAAGCTTTAATTCTTGAAACAGTTAAGGGCCAGTATGATGGCGCTGCGCGTGCTGCTGGCACTGGCTTTGCGGGCGCTGTTGATTTATTAGCGGAAAACACAGACGACCTTACTGAAGCTTTAGGCAAAGGGCTTGAGCCTGCAGCAGCAGCGGTTACAAATGGTTTAGCAAATCTTGTCAAAGTTGTATCTGAAATTCCAACACCAGCAGGGCAAGCAGCCTTGGCAATTGGTACAGCTACTGCAGCTTTTTACGCGTTGAAAACAGCAAACGATTTATTAATTGCAAGCAAGCTTGGTGGTTTCTTGATAGCTCAAATAGGTTTGTTTAAAGCTTTTGGGGCTCAAATATACTTAACTGCGGCAGCAACAGGCTTTAAAACAAAAGCTGTTATTGCGTTAAAAGCGGCTTTGAGCGCGTTGCCATGGGTAGCGGCAATAGTAGCGGTCACGGCTTTGGTAAAGCAGCAATATGAATTAGTACAAGCGGTTAAAGAGTATAATACAGTTGTAGAAAAGGGAACAGTTGAAGAGCTAACTGGCAAAATTCTAGAATTAGAAACACGTTTAGATGAAGCAAACAAGAAAACTGTTACTTGGTATGAGTCCATGCTGGACTTTGTTTTAGGCACGGATGGAGCCTCTAAATCTGTTGATGGTTTAATTGGAAAAATAGATGAGTTGAAAAAACGTCGTGCTGAATTAAAAATCCAAACAACTGATACAGACCCAACGCAAGGCGCAGCCCTTGACATGGATGCTGTCAATGCGTTTAGGCAAAAATTGCAATTAGAAGATAAATTAAAAGAATTAACTGAGCCTCCTTCTAGTGGCGAAGACTTAGCAGCCTTAGCGCAAAAGCAAATCCAATCTTTAAGAGATCAAGCTTCTTTAGCAGCAGCTCTGAATGAAGAAGAAAAACGCAGGGTTCAATTTAATATTGACTTACGAGAAATCGCAGAGAATGCAAAAGGTTTTGCTGAAGAAGACGTACATGCACAAATTGCAGCAAGGATTGAGCTTGAAGAAAAAGTCAACGCTGCTAATGCTTACAACCAAGCACTAGAAAACACAGCAAAGATAGAAGAAAAAGCACGCAAGGCTCGCAAAAAAGCAGAAGAAGATGCAGAGAAAGCGCGTAAAAATGATCCTTTGGTCCGAATGCAAGAAGAGCTGGACAAGCTTGTTTCAAAAGAAACACAGGCTTTGCACGCTGCTACTTCTATCGGCAACGCATTTACAAATGCTTTTGGTGATGTTATTAGCGGCACAAAATCTGTATCAGAAGCTGGGGCAGACATGTTGAAATCTATTGCATCTGATTTCTTGGCAATGGCGAAAAAAATTATTGCTCAGCAGCTAGCAATGATTCTGTATCAAACCATCTTGAAGGCGCTCGGTGGCCCTGCTGGTCTTGGTGGTGGAGGCGGAGGCACTACCCCTCCAGCTACGATGCCGGATTCTGTTGGTCTTATTGCTGCCGAAGGAGCTTATTCTTCTGGTGGTTTTAAAGCATTTAACCAAGGTGGTGTGGTTAGCAAGCCAACTCTTGGTCTTGTTGGTGAAGGCGGGGAGCCGGAATACATTATTCCTCAATCAAAAATGCGCGAAAGCATGTCGCGTTATTCACGAGGCTCGCGTGGCGGCGGGGTCATTCCTGACAATCGTGGCGGTTCTGCAAGCGAAGATGGCGGTACTGCAGTTGCCGCACCAATCGATGTTCGCTATACCGTGGAACGCATCAACAGCGTTGATTATGTAACCGCTGATCAATTCCAAAGTGGGATGCAAAGTGCAGCGGCACAAGGCGCACAACGCGGTGAGCAGAACACGCTAAAACGATTACAAATGAGCGGTAGCACCCGCCGGAGGTTAGGAATGTGAGCCAGTACGCATTTGGTCATGCCACTCGAATCAAGCGTCGCAGTCCATCAACGGGCAGCCTAGAAACGCTTTACTTCTTTCAAAACTTCTACATCAACCAAGAAGCCACGCATGATGGCAATCAATACCGGTTTGTGCCGTTTGGCTTTTCAGGCGTAACCGTTAATCGCACGGGTGACGGATTAGAAGCAACTCTTGTATTTCCCAACAACGGTTTGTCTCGCAGCTTTGCTGATCAAGCCATTGACCAGAACTGGGTTGTGGAAGTTGACGTGTTGATTTTGGATGCCGACAACTCAGCAGGCACCCATCAAAAGCTGCATTCG